ATAAGCAACATAGAATTACTTGGATTAGTACCAGATATAACATTTTTACCTGTGGATATAGCACCTTTAGCTATTGAAACTGATATCAGCATGGATAGTAATGTTAAGAAGATAATCTATAAGACTATCACTGCAAATGTAGGTTTTACAAGTAATATTGCGAAGCAAATAAGTAAAAGTATAACGGCTGATTTAGAGCTAACAGGATTAATTTCAAAAGTAACTGATAAGAATATTACAAGTAGTCTAACTATGAATAGTACTATGACAAAAGTATTCATAGAATATTTAGAAGAATTATTTTATCAGTGTTGGGTAGAAGGTTCTGAAAGAGAAGCAACATTAAGTACTTCTAGTAGAACTGTAACTCTATCAAATACACAAAGGACTGTTACACTTACAGCAACAGTTATATCAAAGAATAGTGTGGTGATTTAATGGCAATTATATATAATACTTTAAGATTAAAAGCAGAGTTCAAGACATTTGATGATGAGTACGGAAATCCAACAGGGATAACATTAAGAGTTTATGATACTCATAGAATTCAAATTGGAGACACAATTGATATAGGTGATAGTGAAAAGCTTTCAACTGGTATTTATCAATATGATTATTTATTACCTGTAGGTTATACAGCAGTAGTATATGAATTCTCAGGAGTTCTTGAAGATGAAATCATAACAGGAAGAAGTACAATCAAGTGTGATTGGACATAAAACCTATACGCTCATTTACAGCCAAGCTGTATATAGTGAAGCTATAAGTGCTTGATATTTTACACAGCTTCGCTACAAATGAGTGTATAGGTAAGAATCAAGCTATTAGTACATTACAGAGGTATATGTCTAACATCTGTATGTGTTGCTATCAGGGCATTACAAGATAACAAAGATTAGATGTCTTTAATTTCATTCCGAGTTATATAGAATTCTATATAAATATACTTATATGGATTATACTATTTAGTCTTACTATCGTCTAATACCAATAGTTACAACCCATTTCTTAAGACATTACCCTTATCAATATATTCAATATGTTCACATATGTAGTTAATATCTAACATAACTGGATTCTGGATTGGGAATTATCTTATTGAATTCGTATGTGAAGTACGAAAATTGGAAATCAAATTATATAAAAATTAGAAAGGAGGGGTACTTAAATATGCTGAGTGAAAAACAAAAGCAATTCTGTGATTACTACTTAACAACTTTAAATGCTACAGAAGCCGCAAGACTTGCTGGCTATGCATCTGTTAATCCAGAAGCAATGAGAGTAAAAGCATATAGATTAATGCGTGAAGAAGCTATACAAGAATATATAGCTGATAAGCTTCAGCACAAAGAAGAAGGTATGATTGTAAAGCAGAATGAAATATTACAGTACCTTTCTGGTTGCATAAGAGGTACTGAAACAGAGAAACATATAACAGTATTGAGAACAGGTAACAAAGGTGCATATGAAGATGTCATTGTTGAAACAGATTTAGTGCTTAAAGCTAAAGACAGAATAAGAGCAGCAGAGGTTATGGCTAAGATATATAAACTAATGGATAACTACAAAGAAAAAGAACCTGTAATCATTATAAAGAACACTATACCAAGGGGTTGATACAATGTCAGAGATTGTGCCTAAAGCACAAATAGAAATTGATTTGAAGAATTGTATTGGCTCTGCATATTATAAAATGTTTTGGGACTTAGAAGACGGAAAACACCTACATTATCTTTTGAAAGGTGGGCGTGGTTCACTCAAGTCTTCCTTTGCTTTCATATATACTATTTATAGTATGACAAAGGATGCCTTAGAGGGCAAGACGACACATTGTGTTGCTATGAGAAAAGTAAAAGACACAATCAAAGATTCTGTATTTATAAACTTCCTTTGGGCAATAGATATGTTGGGCTTATCTCAGTATTGGGATTCAACTACAAGTCCAATGAAGATATGGTTCAAAGGTTCTACTATTCTATTCAGAGGTTGTGCAAACCAAAGAGATTATGAAAAGATTAAAAGTATTAAATTTAAATCAGGTTATTGCAAGTATGCTTTGTTTGAAGAACTAACAGAGTTTAATGGAATGGAAGAAGTATTAAGTATATTACAATCTGTATTTAGAGGTACAAATGAAGCTATAGCATTCTATATGTACAATCCTCCTGCTAGTCGTATTTCATGGGTAAACCAAGAAGCTAATATAGAACGCAAAGACAGGTATGTACACCATAGTACATACTTAGAAGCACCAAGAGAATGGCTTGGAGATATATTCATACAAGAAGCAGAAGCATTGAAAGTAATCAATCCTAGAAAGTACAGTCATATGTATTTAGGTGAGGAAATTGGTGAAGGATTAGAGATATATCCTTTACGAACAACTGACAATCCAAATGGTGTGCTTGAGATAAGACACATTACTGACGAAGAAATTTCTAAGATGGATAAGATAGATAGGGGATTAGATTTTGGTTACAGCCATGCGAGTTGTTATGTAGAGATTTATTATGACAAGGCAAAGGATTGGGTTTATATAATAGACGAGGTTTATCTATATGGAGCTTCTAATTATTTATTAGCTACAAAGATAAGAGATAAATCAGGAAGTCATTACATAACAGCAGATAGTGAAGACCCTCGTACAATTAATGAAATGAACCTGTTTAAATTAAATGTTGGCAAAGCTAAGAAGGGCAAGGACAGTAAATCTCATGGTATCAAATGGTTATCTGATAGAGCAAGAATAATTGTAGATAAGAAAAGATGTCCCTTTATAGCAAATGATTTAGAAACATATGAATACAAGAAAGATAAATGGGGCAACATTGTTTATGATTATCCTGATGAACCTGACGGCAGTGCAGCTATAAGATATGGATTAGAACGTTATACATTAGACAGTAAGATTAAGTTTGGTGTTCAACGTTAAGTACGAATAGATGTAGAGAAAGGAGTGATGTAAATGAATGAACTAAGTGAAGTAATTAAGAAAGACACTGCAAGGAAACAAGGTAAATATGTTGCACGTAGCTATTTTAATTACAATTCTAAAACAACAGACAACACAGTAAATACTTATTCAAATGGAGAGATACACACAATAAATACGAATGATAGTTGTTATCTATATACAAACTATTTTAAGTTATTAGTGCAACAGAAGATTGATTATTTATTAGCAAAGCAACCAGAAGTAAAAATCACAAACAAAGCATTAACAACTGCAACAATCACAGATATGCTAGAAGAAACTTTATTAAGTGCAAGTTTAGATAGTTGTGCATGGCTTCATTTATATGTTGAGAATGGTGTATTGGATTGGATTCTAGTACATGATTCAGAGATAATACCTTTGTATGACAAGTACAAGAAATACATTGTAGGGATTATAAGATATTTCTTAGAAAGTCCAGAAATGTATAGAGTTGAAACATGGACTTTAAAAGGTTTGAAGATAGATTACATTGCAAAAGATAGAATAACAAGCACAGAAACAGTGTATCACTATTATGAAGAAACCTTTTATAATGGAGCAATTGAGAATGTTGAAGGCAAGAATTTACCCTTTATCCCTTTCATACCAATGTTTAATAATAAACAAAAGAAATCAGATATTGATGGTATTCAAGAATTGATAGATATGTACACTTCAATTAATAGTGGATTTGTTGACAACATTAATTTATTTCAAGAAGCAATTGTTAAACTCAAAGGCTTTACAGGTGATACAGAAGAACTTGAAACAGTAAGAAAGAATATGCAGAAGTATAAAATGATTGGTATTCCTTCTGGTGGAAGTGACAATGCTGACATGGAGTATATGGCTGTTGAAATTCCTGTAGAAGCAAGAAAAACAATGCTTGATTTATTAAAAGAAAACATATTTAAGATTGGTCAAGGTTTAGACCCTGATAGAATGGCTGGTGAGAGTAATATAACCAATGTTGTTATCAAGAGTAGATACAGTGGCTTAGACATGAAAGTGAATGGTACAGAGAAACAAGTAAGGTTATTTTATGAAAAGTTTGTTGATGCAATCAATGCTTTTTATAGAGACAGTCTTGAAAAAGATATAACGTTTAATAGGTCTATGATATTCAATGAAACAGAAGCAATTGATAATTGTATTAAATCAATGAATCTAGTATCTTATGAAACAGTGCTTGAAAATCATCCATGGGTTTCTTCTACTGAAAACGAAATGGAAAGACTAAAAGCAGAAGAAGAAGTGAA